AATCAGTAACAGATGCTGGAGTAACTGCTGCAGTTGCAGAACCACCGGTAGTAATACCAGAGTTATTAACAAAACGAAGAGAACTTGTTGTTAAGTATGATGCAAAAGAAGACCCTTCTGCATAATTAATCTTAGTTTCAGTGCCTGCAGTTGTGCCTGCTGCAGAAACTCTTGATAGAATTTTTACGTCAATGCTACTAGCACCGTTAGTTGTATCCGTAGTAACGCCTGTAATGATACCTTTAAGATATCCTGTGAATGTTGAGGTTGAACCTAATCCAGGAATTGTAACAGCAGAAAGATTTGCAGTAACTCCAAATCCAATTGTTGCTCCAAGTGCAGATAGATTGGTTGTTGTAATACCAATAATTTGATCTGCAGCATCATCAATAAAACAAACTTTTAAACCATTCCCCCAAGATCCAGGGTTCTTTGCTGCATAAGTATAATTTGTAGCCTCATCGTGATTATTGAGATAATCATCGTAGTTGTCAATTCTTAAGAGAGTAGTTGCTGCAATACCAACACCAGCATTAGCATTATTCAGTGTTGCACCAGCAGTTCTAACAACTTTAAGAATCCCACCATATGAAAGATAAGATGATGCACTCATCCAATACTCATATTGAGAGTCTGTTGAGAGTGGTTTGCCGAAAGTGCTAATTAAACTCTGCTCAGTTGTAATATCAATTGGATAATCTACAGGACCGATTGGAAAAGGTCCAGCAATCACTCCAATGTTATCTAAAACATTATCAGCTCTTCCTACTGTTAAATCAACCTCTCTGACTAGTACGCCTGGAGATAATTGAGGAGTCGCCATTTTTTTCTCCGTAATTCTCTGTTTAACTAAAAATATTTATTAAAAACGTATTTTACACTGGGGAAACATGACGTGATTATTACCAATCAGGATATTTGTAATCAATTGAAGATATATTGCTTTTTTTAGATGCATTTATCCTTTTTATAGTACATTCTTTACACTCATAAGAATATGAAGATGCTACAGGTCCTCTATCTTTACGTGTTCTATAAAATTCTCCTACTAAATTTTTAAGTTCCCCACAAACTCTACACTTTCTGTCATTAAGTAATAAGTGACTTAGTTTTATTTGTTTATCAATTTCCATTATTATTGATATTGCCACATATATGACATTTCTCCATATTCATCAGTAAACCATCTGTCGCCATCATTATCAACAAAACTTGTCTCATCTAAACCATCAGAAATAAAACCAAAAGGCGCCATGTCTTGTTCTATTTGATTTTTTTGTTCTTCATAAAGACGTTTCCTAACATCTTGATCTGTAAGTTCTTTAAAGTAATCTTGACACACTAACCAAGCATAAATTACAAGACACATAGCTAAATCATCATTACAACCTTCTTCTGCTTCAAACGAATTGTGTTTTTGAATAAAAGTCGTAAGTTCACTCATAATCTCATAATCATTAAAAGTGAGTTTGTCCTCTTCAATCATTGTCTTTAAATTGAGACATCCAATTTTTTTCACAGTCTTGGACATTTTAACTCCAAGTTGAGTTTTCTTCCCAGAAAATCCTTGTCCAACTATTTGACCTGCTCTACCTCTCATAGAACACATTAAAAGATTTTGATATTCCAAATCGTATTGAAGAATACTTGCAACCTGATCTCCTACATCATTTACTTCACACAATATAAAAGCATTGTTATAATTTTTTGCAACTTCATATATTATGTTTGGGAACATCATTGGTTTGATTTCATTGTCCCTGTATTTGGCAACAACCTTGTGTGGAAATTGAGTTATGTCTACAACAACGAATGCGGAATAGTCACTTCCAACCCCTCTAGCAACGTCTACAGTGACTACGTAATCACAATCCTCACTTGGATCCACATAAACGTCTAAACCAGCGTTACGGGTCTTAGGGTGGTCATACACGAAGTTCCTGAGCTTAGATGGTGCAATGAGAGTATCAACAGATCCAAGAAATTCGCATAAAAATTCTACTTTAAATTGTTGCTCTGAAGTATTTGCAATTGTTTGCTTCTTCCATTCTTCATCTCTCCCCGGAACTTCACTCCAATGAACATCAGTAAAGACATATCCATTTTTACCAGTTTCAGCATCATGCCACATTCGGTAGAAATGATTCATACCATGTGGAGTAGATACAATAATTACTTTTGTATTCTTACCTGAAGTAATTGTTGGATATACCGATGCAAAGAATGATTCTGCAATGTGATTTGGAACAAACGCAAATTCGTCCAAGAATAAAATATTAAAAGACATACCACGAACCGCAGAAGCAGAAGTAGAAGCAGCTAAGATTTTACTTCCATTTTCAAGTTCCAGTGAACCCTTGTTCCAAGAAATAATACCTTGCTGCATCCACTTAGGAAGATTTTCATATGCAGTTTGAAGACGATCTAAAAGTTCTCTTGCGGTTGCTGCTTTGTTTGCAAGAATACCAATATTTACATTATCGTTAAAAACTGCATAATGAAGAAGATATGATACCACAGTAGTACTTTTACCAGTCTGCCTAGGCATTTTGCATATATTAAATCTATTCTCATGAAATCTTTTCACAAGTTTTTCTTGGAATGGATAAAGCTCAAACGGCATTAATCCATGATCCAAGGTTACAATTTTTACATAATTTTTTGCAAAATATACCGGATCATCTTTGCACTTCATAAACTCAATAATTTGTTCTTGAGTAAACTCAATTGATGTGTTTGCTTTTTTTAGTAACGGATTACCAAGATAAACATCATTATTAGTAGCCATAATAAAACCTCCTTATATTAACAATTCCACTTTCTTAAGGATAATGCTTTTCTTGTTGGACGACTTTTTTCATCTTTCATAGGTCCTGGCATTCCACTCATACGGGCACAGAATGATTTTCTACGATTTGCTGCTTTTGATCCTGGTTTTAATTTTGATGGTTCTGTTGTAACTGCCATTGATAATTTTGATCCCGGATTTTGTGCTCTATAGGAAGCAATTCCTTTTTTGTTTAAACCACCTTCGGGATTTTTACCTTCTTTTCTTTGCCATGCAGCAGACTCTTCATTCATATTATAATTTTTTGACTTTGAGTTTACAACTTGAATCAAAGGCATTCCTGGTTGAAGTGAAGAAACTTTATACTGAAGAACTAATGCACTTGGATAAATTTTTTGAATTTCTGCAGTTATATCATTTTTATTTGGCATTCCAACCTGTGGAAAAAACATTCTAACAGAGTATGTTTTACCTCTCCATGAAAGAATAACTGCGATTATATTTCCAGTATCTGCTTGTAGACGAGTTGCTTCTTCCACTTTTACACAATTTGGATATCTTTTTCCAAACATTGTTTTCATGCCTTTTTTCTTATAACCAGACCAGCACTTTTCATCAAGATTTAAATCTTCTAGAACCTTTAAAGAAATTGGTGATAAATTTTCTAATTTACCAGGAACAAATGATTCACCTCGTTGTTTACGTTTGGCATAATCCATATAAGATTCACCTGGACGTAATTTTTTAGAATCTTCTTTTGGTTTTGCAGCACGATCCTCACGAGCACGTTGATTAGGCCCAGGACCTCCAAGTTTTTTGTCTTTTTCTGGATCTGGATGCCAAAAATCACCTTCATGAACAATCTCTTCATTTTTACTACTATTTCCCCAATTCGCAGCACCAACTTTACGGCATTTTACAAGTGCTCCTGATGCATATGCTGAAGGCCAAACACTATAACGAGATTTTACTTTAGTATAACAAGCATCTTTTTTACCTTCACTCATTTCATCACTATCCAGATAATCTGCTGCGGTATCAATATAATCTGCAGATTTAGTGATCTTGGATTGAACCCACGCAGGTAATTGTGTATCACCTTTTTTAATATTTTTTTTCAAAGAAACAACTGCTTTATTAATAGTATCTAATTGAGTTCTTGCCATGTACCCTTCACGATCTTTCTTTTTTCCACTTGCAATCTCTTTATGACTTTCATAAATCTTTGATTCAGTTTTCACGTTAATTGCCTCTCCTTTTCTATTTGGATTTGGATCTTCTCTTCTTTTTCTTGTTGCTGCTTTTTCTTCTTCTTCTGGAGACATCTCTGATGCCATTTTAGAACTACCACATTTTGGTTTAGTAGTTTGTCCTGGTTGTTTTGCACATGGTTTTCCTGCATATTTACCACCCAACTGAACCCATCCAGGCTTTCCATCAGATGACTTACTTTTTGCAAACCAATCATGCAGAGAATCATCACCAGATTTTGATGCCTCTTGAATTTCTCCAAGAATTTTGTCAACTAATGTTTGTTCTGGTACACAATTATTACTTTCTTTTTGAGTCTCCATTTTTTTCAATTTTGTGTAATAATCCGGTTTTTCATCCAAATGTTGAAGTGCAGTAATCCTTGCGGAACTTTTACTTGTAGTATGCTCAAATTCAACTTTAGTTCCAATTTCCAATTGCTTTTTAATTTCTTCTACTGATACTCTGTGCTTCTTGGCGAGTTCTTCTGGAGATTTGTAGGATTTTACCGGTCCTTTAGGGTCTTTCTCTTCACTCATTGGACACTGGTCTGTTCCGTGAACTGAGCAAAATTTACCTTTCTTAGTATGATTGCAAGAACCCTCAGCAACCGGTTTACCAATACCCACTTCAGTTGGTTTTATTGTTTGTCCAGGAGTATTAAATCCACTTGGAAGAGGTTTGCATTCTTTATTTGTATTACACCAATACATTCCTTTACCACACTTTTCTTCACTTAAAATTGTTTCTACTAAAGAAATGTTTAATTTAGAAGTTTCTGTAATTTTTTTCACAACTTTTTATGGTTTAGGTTTTTAACTATATCTTTTTATATTTATTACTCTTTTGCTTCTTGAGATTGTTGTTTTAAAAGTTTTGCTAGTTCTGCAGTCGATCCAACAAAAAGTGCATTATTAACTGTAGTTGGTCCCTTTGGCTTATCCTCTTCAATATCTTTTACTTTCTTTTGAAGATCTAATAATTTATCTGTAATATCTCCCACATTCTTAATAAGCTGCCCCGCAACTTCATATGCTCTAGGCATTTCAGATTCTTGTGCTAGTTCAAGAATTCCATTAATTGCTTCTTGACCTTTTTCAATTAAAGAGTATAAATTTCCTCTAGTATAATCATAATCTTTTTTAATATCATCTACAACTAATGATATTTTTTCTACTTTTTCTATTACAGTTTCAGATTCAACTGGAATTATATCACCATCTACATTAAAAGTTTCATTAAGTTTATCAAATTTTTTTGTCATTTTCATACTCTTTAAAATGCAGATCCACTAAATCCAAAATCATCACCTTCCTCAATTAAAACATTATCTGCTGTAGTGATTGACTTAACTTCTGCTCCAGAAAGATGTGAAGTAATTGGGGTGTCATCCCTACCTCTCTCAACTGTAAGAACGTTTCCAGATATTCGTTTTACAAATACTTCTTCCCCTTCAATATCTAAATATGAATTAACAACAATAGATCCAACACTATTAACCGCAATTAAAGTATCTTCTGTAGTAATATCCTTTGATAGATTTGTTACTACTATACCAGTATAGTTCTTGATTGCTCTTGGTTCTGCTGAATAAACAACTTCTCTTGTTGGAGAATCTGTAGTACCACCAGTAATATATCCAATAGTAGCCTTTTTGATGATATCTCTTGTTGCAGAAGAAACTGGACCAAAAAGATAGGTTTTTGCAGTAAATCTCAATGTGTATAAAAGAACTCTTCTTGTAGTGAAATTACCTTCATAATCGTCCTGCATTGTAATATTTTCAAGAATTACAGGAATATCTCTTTTTTCATTTATAATATCAACTAATTCAATTGTCATTGAATATGATGGTTGAAAAAATGGAAGTATTTGTTCGATAATTTGAAGAGCATCATCATTTAACTTGCACATTATGCTAAGTTCAAATTGCATATTATATGGGACTGGAAGATAAACTTTTTTAGTTTCAGTCCCGTCAACTGCAGATTTTGCAATAAAAGTTTGAGTTGTTGTAGATTTTCTGGTTGGATCATATGTTAAACCAGTAAACTCAAATGACATTCTTGGTAATGTAATTTGAACCGGTTTATTTAAATCTGGAGATTGTTCTAATCTTGCAAGAAATTTTTGTGTAGGTCCATATGCAAGAGGTACTTTAATTACACTTTTTACATTACCAGAATTATCTGTATGTTTAATACTAATCTCATTAAATAAAGAACCAAAAGAAACTACTGTTCTTCTTAAAATTTCGTGATAGAAATATTCAAACATTTTTTTAAGTTCCGATATTATCGGTTAACCAAGTAATAACTAGTATTTATACTATGGCATTCCGAATGGATTTGCATCACTAAAATCAATAATACTATCTGCTTCCTCCTCTATAGTTTCATTATCAGAATATCCATCCTTAACTGCAAAAACTTCAATAGATCTTAGTGTTCTGGAAGCACTTGATGCAGTTCCTACAAGTGTTTCTCCCGCAATAAATTCTCCCGATACTTTCGAAACTTCTAATACATTAGTTACAGAACTCCAAGATCTAACTCTTGCAGTTGTCCCACTTGTAGATCCAGTTATAATTTCATTAAAAGTGTAACTACCTAGTGAAGAAAGTGCTGGGTTTCCAATAGTAATAGATGGTGGTTGTGTATATCCAAGTCCTGCATTTATAATTCTAATTTGAGTAATTGATCCCGCAGAACTTACAACTGCTGTTGCAGCAGCTGAAACACTTGAAATTCCTGTAAATACAATTGATGGTGAATTTACATACCCTCCACCAGAATTTGTTACTGTAATAACTCCAACAATACCATCACCAATAGTAGATGTTGCAGTTGCTCCGGATCCATCTCCAAAAATTAATACTTTAGGAGCAA